GCCGCAACAAGGTTTACGGCTGGGAAGTCGCAGACGTGAAAGAGTACCCACGGGCAGTGACGCTGGAAGAACTGGGAATTAAAAGAGCGCCGCAGTCGTGGCAGTATATGAGGTGAGAACATGGACCAGATACAACATGACAAAATCAAAGAAAAACTGGCAAAGATAAAAGCCCTTGCAGAACGTGGCGTAGGTGGAGAGAAAGAAACCGCAATGCGTATGTATGAGGAATTAAAAGCCAGATACGAAATTGAGGACGAAGAAATAACGCTGGACGAAGTGACGCTGCACTGGTTCAGCTACAAGAACGACTTAGAAGAAGACCTGCTGACGCAGATTTTCTACATGGTAACAGGAAGCGCCAGTTATCGCAGATACACCGGAAGTTATAGCCGCAGAAAAAAGCGTGGCTGCGATTGCACAGAGGTTGAAGCGGCAGAAATCACATTGTATTTCAATTTCTACAAAGAGGAACTAAAACGGGAAATGGAAGCGTTCATGGCAGGTTTTAAGTTCAAAAACAACCTATTCCCGGACGAAAACGCCCGTTGCTATCAAGAACATAAGGGCGAAGAACGGGAAAGAACAGACGAAGAAAACAGAATGTTGAAAAAGGCTGCTTTCTTTGCGGGCTTCATGGACGGCAACCAGCCGCCACGGGCACTGATAGGAGAACCGGAGGAAGAAGACTGATGGAAAATAGACAGAAAATCATTGAAAAGCTGGTGAAAATAAAAGCGCTGGCAGAACGTGGCATAGGCGGGGAGCAGCAGACGGCGCAGGTGATGTATGCCGCATTGAAAGAGAAATACAAAGTCACAGACGCAGAAATTGAAAAGGCGGCAGCAGTTCCGGTGGATATTTCAGAAATTGACTTGAAGAAATTCTGGGGCATAGCTTTTCAACTGGCAGCAGTCGCAAAGACGTTGCAGGAAGAAACAGATATTTGTACAGCCTGCCCGTATACATACACAGACGAACAATGCACGGGCTGCGGTACATACTGGAATATGCGGGACTTGCGGCTGGACTTTGAAGCAATACAGCAAAGATTGATAAAAGCGGCAACGGAGGGGTAAGGCATGGCAGAGGGAAGAAAAGCAATATCAAAGGCAATGCGGCAGCAGGTGTATGACAGCTTGAACGGTCACTGCGGGTATTGCGGCTGCAAAATCACAATCAAAGAAATGCAGGTTGACCACATAGAAGCCGTGTACTTGCACGAAAAGGAATTGAAAGCCGGAAAAGTGCCAGAGATAAACAGCATTGAAAATTATATGCCAGCGTGCCGGGCGTGCAATTTCTATAAGTCAACAATGAGCATTGAGAAATTCAGAAAGCAGCTGGAAACATTACCGGAACGGCTGGAAAAAGTATTCATATACAGACTGGCGAAAAAGTACGGAATTGTGAAAGAAAATTGCGAAAAAGTAAAGTTTTACTTTGAGAATATAAAGACAGGAGGTGAAAACGAAGCAAATGAGTAGAGCATATTACAGAAAGCGCAGTGAAGCCACAGAGCAGGAAAGAGTTATAAACTGGGCGACGTTCTACGCAAAGGACTTCCCAGAACTGGAATTGCTGCACCATATCCCAAACGGCGGCAGCAGGAACCAGCTTGAAGCGGCGAACCTTAAACGGCAGGGAGTAAAAGCAGGCGTGCCGGATTTGTGCTTGCCAGTAGCCAGAAACGGAAAACACGGGCTTTATGTTGAAATGAAGTGGGGAAAGAACAAAACAACAGACAAACAGGACTGGTGGCTGGAACAGCTGCGGCAGCAGGGATATGAAACGGCGGTTTGCTGGACGGCAGAAGAAGCAATGGACACAATAGCGGGTTATCTGGGAGTTATGGAGCAGACAGGAAGAAAGGTGGAAGAGTAAATGGGAGCAATGGACCACACATTGAAACAGACAGTGCCATATTACAGCACCATGAAGCGTGCAGGGGCGTTCAGACAGCCACAGAAGCCACAGAAGCGGCAGAAGAGAACGACGCTGACGGAATACAGCCAGAACGGGCAGAAAGCCATATTAAAACCACACGTCACAGTCAATCAAGCCGCAAAGAAACTGTATGACTATGAACAAACCGGATTGTCACCACATGAGGTTGCAAACCTTGTTGAGCAGGTGCAGAACTTGACAAGGCGTGTGAAGAAATACGAAAGCTGGGAAGAATGAACGACGTTGACCGCTGCTTGATATGCGGTGAAGTTATCCCGGAGGGTTCGCAGGTCTGCACCGCCTGCCGCAATAAATACGACATTGTGACCGGGGAAACAGAAGAAATGGCACAAGAACTGCGGGACATAGCAGACGTGCTGAAAATCACAGAGGGCACAGACACAAACATTAGAAAGTCAATGGAAAGCATATTGAGGATTGCAGACAGACTGGAAAGGACAAGCAATGGCAAGAAAAGAAGATAAACAGCCACAGTATTTGCCGTTAATCGTAAAAGCAAAGTTACATACTGGCGGCAGGGACTACGAGAAAATCAAAGAGGAATTAAAAGGGCAGGGCTTCACCTGCAAGCAAATGAAAGGCATGGTGCGTGAGGGTAACTACTTTGACGGAATAGTGCTGTATTTGTCAAAGTGGAACTGGGACAACCACGAAAGCTGGCACCTTTACAACTGGGACGACAAGGACGACAAAGAAGTTATGCTGGGCATATATGAAGCCGAACAGTACCACCCACAGGCACCGTATAGATACAGAGATAATTTTGGGAAGTTCCAAAAAGACTGGACAAGTGGAGAGTATGACCCCGGTATGACATTCACTTTCAAGGACAGTGAAGTTGAAGTGCTGGAAGTCCTGCAAGAAGAGGTTGACAACATAGACCACGAAGCAGTCAAAAGGCAGGTGGCAGCAGCAGAAGACGCCCAGTACCAGAAGAGAAGAAAACAGCGCCAGCGACGCAAGCAGGCAAGCAAGGGCAGCAGATACCAGCGCAAATACTTTTAGGAGGAATAAAGATGGCGAAAAAGAAGCGGAAGTATTACAGCGGGAAAGAATTACTATACCGCCGACAGCTGGCACGGCAGCAGGCAGAAGCGGAAGAAAAGACAAACAACATAAGAGTGCGCCAGCTACACCAGATAAACGCAAGCAGCCGGGCTATTGGCTGGGCAAAACAGAAAATGAGGGAGGGAAAGAACAATGATTGCATTTCTGATTGAGGTTGTAAAAGCACTGGTAACATTCTTTGCGGTCTGCGTAGGGCTGGGCATTTTATATCTGGTCTTTGTAGTGGTCAGAGAAGTTGGCTGGGAGGTAAGAAGACAGAACAGAGAGAAACACGAACAGGAGGACAAAGAGAAATGAAAGCAGAATTTTTCAAGGCAGTGTGTCCGTTAGAGATTGGGGACACAGTAGCAATCAAGACAACAAAGGACGGAGAAACAAAAGAAGCGCTTTATTTGCCGCAGGGTTGCACAGTGATTACAACGGCAGCAGTTGCGCTGCATAAGGTCACAGACATTGCAACACTTCACTATCTGAAAAAAGGTGAAACACAGTTCTTGTATGAATTGGACGCCTGCGGGAAGTATGAACCATTGACCGTGAAAGTTCCGGTCAGAGAATTTGCAGAAGAACTGAAACGCCGGGACAGATAATAACAAATACTTACGGAAGTATACAAAATATACAAATATACTTCCGTAAGATTGTGTAAAATGCCAATAGACTTTATACTTCCGTAAGTATATAATAAGGACAGTTAAAGAAGTAAACAAACGGAGGTAACAAACATGACAGAGAGCAGAGAAAAAGCAATCAGAAGAACAAAGAACCTTGCATATTGGTTCATGGGAGAAATGTTGAAAGAGGAAGAAAGAGGGGAGAAAGAAAAAGAAGCATTTGAAAAAGCAAAAGAAACCGGGGAACTGGTAATGATGATAAGCACAGCAGAGAACAATGCAAGAGTTATGAAAAGCTGCATGAAAGAAGCAAGAGAAGCAGCAGAATTTTTGAGAGATGAAAAGAACGATATTGAAGAATGGCAGCTTGCAGGAATTAACGCAATGTTTGACCAGTGCAACAAAGAAAACATGGTGCCATACGATATGCCAACAGCAATAAAAGGGCTTTTGTGTATGCAGTACCAATAAGCATACAAGCACGGGTGGCGCAATGGATAGC